GGTGGTTTGTGGGCTGGTAGTTTGTGGGCGGGTGGTTTGCGGGCGGGTAGTTTGTGGTCGGGTAGTTTGTGGTGATGTTATATTATCAAATTTGTCTTTTTTATGTTTCCATAGCCCAAAATCAATTATTATAAAAGTTAGGATAATTACTATTAAGAATAATATATATTCATTGTCATTCCAAGATGTATATAGCCAATTAAATCCCATTTTTTCTATGATATATTTATATTTTTATTTATATTTTTATATTTTTATTCTAGTTATAAATATATTAGTTTTCTAATTTAATATTCTTTCTAGAATAGATGTTTGTCTAAAATAGATGTTTGTCTAAAATAGATATTTAATATAAGATGATAAAATATAATTGATAAGTAAAAAAGTAAAAGTAAAAATAAAAATACCAAAACATATAATAGATATATCACATAAAGATTAAAAATATTATAAAAAGAGAATGGAAATATTATATAATAGTTTTAAACCGGGTAGTATTCTAATTAATACTTCAAACAATAAATTATATGGTGTATTAGTATCAGTATTACCCAACAACAAAATAATAGTATTCCGTCTAGATAAAAATACTCATCCTATATTCAGTAAATTTGAACTCCACCCTAATATTGCCAAAGTAGGTATTATAAATGAATATCAATATGCAAATCTTAAAAGTGCTTTATTAAAACATTACAGAACATACAACCTAACCATTACTGAAAAAAAAATGCTACAACCATTAATGAACTTTGCATTTCCTCTAGGTATTCCTGAATATCAACCTGATGTTGAATTACCTGAACGCGATTTACAACTAATGGATTTAAATAGTAAACTAATATCTGGTTCACGTATTCTTCTTAATACTCCTTCTAAGTCATCTTATTGCCATTTGAATGGTAAAACAGTTAATGTTATAGAGAAAACACCAACTGGATTATGGGTTAATATGCCAAGCAATGAACAAGATATGAGCAAACTAAATAATTCACTATATTTTATATTTTATAAAAATCCTGAAATACCTACTTTTAGTGGCGTTAGTAGAGTTATGCCACTATCTGATGAAACAGATGCAAAATTACTTGTAAAACCTACATCGATAAGTGATGTGTTGCTAGAAGCATTTCAAAAAATGAAAGAAAAAAATGAACTTACAACTACTATGGAATTTAATGGGGATAAAGTGCGAGTTATGCCTCAAACTATGAAAATTATATTTCCAGAAGTTTACAGTGGAATGACGTATAACCCTCACACTGATACATTTACTGCAGACCCTAATAATATTACAACAGAACTATCTAAAAAATTAGGAACATCATTAATTATGGGAAGTAAAGATAATCAAGGGAATACTATGGAAGTAATAGGTGCAGATAATGAATTAGTATTTGATAAAGAAAAAGCATTTACAGGTGAATATAAAGATAAAGATAAATATCAAAATGAAGTAAAAGTATCTAGTGATGGTGAATTAATATATGAAGGCGGTGCTAGGGGTAATAAAGTTAAAGAATTAGAAGGTGAATTAGAAGGCGAATTAGAAAATATTGAAAAAGAAGAATCCGCATATTCTAGATATTCCAATTATAATAGTAATATGAATTATTCTAGACAATCTGAAAATATTGATGATATTGTGGATGTGGATATGGATGTGAATATGGATTCTGAAATGGATTCTGATGCAGATAATTCTATTCGTTTATCAAAAAGCCTTAAATATTTAACTGATGATGAAATTGATTATAATGGACTATTACAAGGAAAATCTTTTGGGAAACCCAAGGATGATAAAGAAAATAAGGATGATAATGATGATAATGAGGATACCGAATCATTTAGAACATCTGGGACAGGTGATGAAACAGGTGATGAAACTGATTATGATGAAGAACAAATTGTTGAAATTATAGAAGAAGATGAAATAGGACAAGTTGAAATTTATGAAAAAGTAAAAATTATAGAAGTAGATGAATTGGAAAAAGTGTATCCAGAAAGTGTTCAAAAAGGTGATTTAAGAAATTATAAAATAGATAAAATACCACCACTATTACGAACTGATGAAATGATTAATAAAATCACAAAACAAATTAATATTATTAGTCTATTAAAAAATAATATTACAGATAGTGAAAATAATATTATATTTAAACCACAAGACTATAAACCTCTAGTTGCAAAATATATCAAAGGCGATTATACAAATAAATTCCTAATTCCACTTGTAATTAATAAAAAAAAAATTTATCTAGATAGTGATAAAAAAAATACACAATACGCACACAACGCACAAAATAAAGGAGATGAATATGATTTACAAACACACGAAATAATTGACAATTATTATGGAAATCTCGCTAATTTCTCAGTATTACAAGATAAAAAAAATGTTTCCATAAATAATGATTCCTATGTTAATAATATAATTACTGAATTAAATCCTACTACTGTAAATGAAGAGGATAATTTGGGTTTATTATTCCGGTTAGGCAGTGAATTTAACAACGACGATTACAAAAAAATATTTCAGGATACACTTACTATTAAATATTGTGATAAACCTATGAAGTGTCAATCATTTTCATTAAATACGATGAATTTTGATTATCAGGTAAATTTGGGTCCAATGGGTAGATTTATTGAAGACGATAATGAAAATCTAATTTTAGAAGATGATGCAGATAACGAAGATAAAGCAGATAAGGATATTTTATATATTAAACCGCGATTTAAAATTAATTATCAAGGTGATTTAATTAGAATTATTGGTTATGTTCGCCCACCTTTAGAATATTTTAATGTCATTGAAAATAATCTTTTATCAAATATTTATCAAATAAAGAAAAACAATAATGAAGTTATAACAGTTAATCTAGAAGATATAAATCCTGAAATTATAGATGAAGACAACACCCAATTTGATATTACAATCCATCCAGATAAATTTGTTATGTTTCTTTTACCAAATAATATTGAATGGAATAATCTAGAAAATGAACTAAATAAAATCATTCCTTCCATTGATGATATTATTAAACTATACTTGAATAAAAATAGAAATGTGTTGGATAATACTGTTGAAAATATATACACAATTTTGAATAAATTTGAATATGACACCAATGAAATTACATCTACTATTCAAGACAAATTATTCGAACAAAACGAAAAATTACGCGATCTATACATTAAATTTAATGAACAAATATCAGAAAGATACGAAGACTATAAAACAAACAAAAAACATGAATCAAAGGGTAAAGACAGGAAAGACGGAAAAGACGGGAAGAAAGACAATGATGATGATGGTAATAAAAATAGTTTTAAATATATTCCAGATGAATTATTAGAAGATATTAGCAAATTTTATTTTGAAACTTATGAAAATAAAGGGATTAGTGTTGATTCTGATGATATACGTTTAAGATGGTTAATGAATAGTTTTGATAATGGGCGGTTTTTTTTTAAAACACTGTTTATGAATTATTTGAAAGTTTATGAAGAATCACATAAATTGGAAAATCTTGAAACTGAATTAGCAATTCTTAAAGAACAACACGCAATGGCAAACACAAATATAGCAAGTAGTTCTATGGGAAAAGATATTGGAGCCAACACGGACAAACAATGTGCCACTAAAAATACCGGTTCCAATATAATAAAATATCCTAATTTGGCAAGATTGGAACAAGATAATGGCAAAATTGCTGTGGATATTGATGGAAATGTTATTATGAGTGGGGATTATGCATTAGTGGATGTAGATGGCAATAAACAATTATATAAGCGTGAAATTATTGGTAATGTTGATATGTGGATTAAGGAGGATTTGGCAATGTTGTATAAACTTATTCAAGATAAGAAAAATAAATGTGTTGCAAATCCTGAAATGAAACTAGAAGATGCAAATATGTGTTTATTTGATGTTGAAAATATAAAATGTCAGGGTAATGATTTATTTGATGCTACAAAACAAAAATTAGATATGGAAAAAACTCTAGCTGATTTACAAAAAAAGATTGATTATATTAAACATATCCCGGCATTAGTATCTTCAATTAATAAGGAAATTATTTATGATCGAACTAATTTAATAAATAAACTAAATAGTATGAAAAGATTTTGGAAATACAAAGAGGCGGAAGAAATTAAACTAGATGAATACATTAAAAAAACAATTGTTCGCAATAAACCTTGCATCCATTATGAAGTAACCGATTATTTATTTAAATTTAACGGATATAATAATGACCAATACCAATTTGCTAGGTCAATATTTCGCACTTTTTTAAATGTAGAACCCCAATTTGACCACGATTACCATATATTCGATACTGGAAATAATGATAATAATTTTACCTATTGCAATATTTGCAATCAACAACTACTTTGTAATCATATTCGGTTGGGTGTTTCTTATATAGAGAACGACACACCAATTGATTATGATAAAATTATATCTGTATTTACGGAAGAAGTTAATGGTGGTTATTATTGTAAAGCTTGTAATGAATTCGTAGATAATACTGAGGTGCAAGATTTAGATGACTTTGCAAAAGGAGAAGATGGATTTCGAAATAAGACACGTGAAATAACAGAAGATACCCCTTTAATAGAAAAACAAAAACAATATATAGATAACCTTATTAAAAAATTAGTAGATGAAGAACCATCTGGGGATACTAACGATTTACAACAGAAAATAAATATATTTAAATTTTTAAAAAGAATTTGCGGGCTAGATAATTTAACCATTCCAGATGAAATAGATATGCTTAATTTCTTAAAAAGTTATCCATTTACCCGAAAAAATGACCTATTACAATTACTAATTATTAAATTAGGTACTGGAAATCCCAACGCACTTAGAAAACAAATGGAACAACTATATCTAATTTACCTATGTTGTGATATTAGTGCCAGGTTTTTAATAATTTTACAAACTACTAAAACACCTTATGAACTTCGTAATAAAGATTGCAGTGGAAATAGTAGTGGAAATACTAGTGATAATACTAATATAATTGGGTATCCGCTAATTAGTGATTTAGATGCTAATGCTGGCATAAATTTTATTATTTGTTTATTAAATCAAATGTCTATTTTACCTGATTATGTGGCTCTGGGTAGTATGAAACCATCTATGTTTATTGATAAATTAAAAAAACAGGTTGAAGAAGATAATTTTATTAAGGCAAAAATAAATAATAAATTGAATAATTTATCTGGAAGTATCGATTATATTTATGAATTTCAAAACTATAAGACTAATTATTGGAAAACATTTTTACCTAGATTAGAACATATTCAAATAAAATGGTCTCCTGAAAAAATATTAAATGATGCTAATATGAAAGAAATAAATTATAAAAACTGGCATCGAATGGTCGAAGTTGGTAATGAAAATTGTATGTTCTATTCATTAAATATTGTTAATGATATAAATCGTATTATTGAATCTTCAGAACATCCTTTTAATACACGTGGTAATATGAGTTATTGTTGCCCCACACTTCATATTGCGGATGAACAATATAAATACATAAAATATTTTACTGAACATAATAGTAATATTAATAAGAATATGAAATTATTAAATGACAGTTCGGAGTTAGTAATAAAATTATTTGATATTAAAAGAACTAGTTTACCTAATATTTTATATGAGCCGTTATATAAACCATCACAAACAGTTTTAAAATTTAATCTGGATGTTACATCTGAAGAAATTAAAAATATTTATTTAAAATTTATTGATATTGGGTTAAATAAAGGAAAATTACATATTTTTGATAAATATGGTCGTTGTATATTATCTAATGAAAATAAAGCAGATATTCTACAAAAAACATATTCACAACAAGATTATAAAAGAATAGAAGATGCTATAACATCAACTAATCAGATAAATTTTATTCAATATTTAGATGATTTACAAAGTGGTTTACAAAGTGGTTTACAAAGTGGTTTACAAAATGAACTATATCTAGAAAAGTTAGAAATTAAAACCATTAATAATATTTTTGAACAAATACCTAAATTAGAAAATATGAAATTTCTAGAAGACTATATTAAAAAAATTACTGAATCATACGATAACATTTTTAAAATAAAACAAAATGGTGGTACGCAAAGTGGTTCGCAAAGTGGTGGTGAAAATAAATTATCTGGATTCAAAAATAAAAAATCAACAGAACAATTTAATATTCATAGACATTTATCTATTATTAATGCCCAGATAGAAATTGAGATTAATTCATTAGTTCAAAAACTAACTACTACAGATAAATTAATACATAAATATGTTAATATTCTTTCTGATATGGGATATTTTAAAAAATTATATGAAGAATTCAAAAAAAATAATGATATTGAAAATAATAATGGTAATGAGAACGAAAATAAAAGTGATTTATTTCGTTATACTAAAAAAGAAGAAACAATGCAAGATTATATAAAATATATGAATGATATTATTAATCAACTTAAAAATCATAAATTATCAAATCCTTTAAATAGAGATAAAATTAGACCTCAATATCGTAATTTTTTACAATTTGGAGAAAATATTAAATTATTTAAAATGCTAGGTAAATCTACACGGGAAATTTTTGATTTTTCAAAATTAATTAAAAGCAAACATAAATACAAGGTTTTATTTCCAGAAATGGTTTCTAGCATATTGCATTATTTATTAGTAATGTCATTAGTAAATTTATTTGATACAATAGATAATAATAAAGTTAAAAATGGTGCAACAGACATCATTGATTATAAATTTATTCAACCTACAGATCAAGATGCGGCATTAGCAGATTATGCTAACGAAATGGATATAAATTTAGTAAATGAAGATACACCATTAGATGATGATGGGCAACCATTAGATTTAATAGAAAGTTTTGAATTCAAAAACAGTAATAATTTGAAAGTTGTTGGGGGATTTATTATTGTATATTTAGACCATATTAATGAAACGCAAACTATATATGATGAATTAACCAAAGAATATATTAATCTAAAAGTTACAGAAGCAAAACAAACTGAAATTGAAAATACTTTACGCACTTTTGAATGGCTTAGTATGGACACTCATGAAGATGCATATCAATTAGTAATGATGAAAATGCGATTGAAAAAAATAAATTATGCTGGGCTCAATGAATTTGCACGACAACAATATGGTGATGATTTTCTAGACGAAGAAAATGATGAATATCAAGGCGAAGAAGACGACGATGAACATGATTATGATGGAGATGGAGATGAAGATGATGAACGTAAAGTAGATAAATACGATTTAGACAATGAATTACCACAAGTTTTTGGCACCGAAGATTTAGATGATGGTGATATGGATTATGGCTATATAGGTGTTGGGGAAGATGACTAAGTTTTTAGGAAAAACTTAACTAAAAAACAGCTTTTTAGAAAAAAGCCGTGCCAAAAAACAGCTTTACAGCTTTACAGCTTTTTAGGAAAAACTTAACTAAAAAAAATATAAAAATGTATTTCTTTTTTAGTATTTTTATTCTAGCATTATCTTTGTAAATGCATTGCAAATTAGATTCCCAACTTCATAAATGGCAATAGCAATTATACCATATCTAATACATTTATAAAATTCTTCTACATCACCACTAGATAATGAGATATCGTCTGATAATATTATCCATTAGTTTTGCAAAAATATTTAATTTTGTTTTTTGATTTAGTTTTTGATTTAGTTTTTGTTTTAGTTTTTGATTTAGTTTTTGATTTAGTTTTTGTTTTAGTTTTTGATTTAGTTTTTGTTTTAGTTTTTGATTTAGTTTTTGTTTTAGTTTTTGATTTAGTTTTCTATTAAAAATAGTATTACTTAATAATAGTATGTTAAAAGTGAATAATATAAAAAACAATATAACAAACAATATAACAAACAATATAACAAACAATAAAAAAATTATATAAAATTATATATATTAAAATGTTATGGGGAATAGGAATAGTTGTTATTGTAATTATATTAATATTTCTTCTAGCAGTAATATATTTTAATCACCAGAAGGAAAATGAAAATGGCAATGAAAAAGAAAAAGAAACCAAATATGTTCTAGAACCATTTATTTCCATTAATGATTCAAATCTCTATATGCCAGTGAAAGATAAAAATAGTTTGAAACCAGAGAACATTAAATATCAAATACCAATTGCCCAAAATCAACTAACTGATTTGCAATTACAAGGATTAGATAGCAATATTTTACGACAAGTTCGAGTTTTAAAGAACTTTTCTAACACCGATGAATTAGATTTCTACCAAATGTATAATTTACTGAAACAATTCAAAAATAAATCTATTGAATTTAGTTATGATGCTAGTAGAATAGAAAAGAAAAGCCATATATTAGAAAGTGAAAAACTTATAGAACTAAATACAGGTGCAATAAATACTACTGATTTAGAATTATTTTACAGATTGAAATTAGAAATTATTTCATTATTAAATAATTTAGTTATTCGAAACGGCTATTATCTTCCTTATCATCAATATCAATTCTTCAAAATAATAAATAGTAATTTAATCAGCCAAACTACTATTCCTGCACAGGAAACTACCACTGATATGAATGTAGATAATTATGTATTTACAATCACTGCAGGACGGGAATTCAAATACGAACAATTTGTAATATTTTTTGATATAGATTTAATTAAGAATGCAAATGCAAATAATTCTGATACAAGTAATTTTGCTACAAGTAGTGACAGTGTAAAATATACTGCCAGAATTAATAAAGTAGAATTAATAGGTTTACCTATTCCTAATACAATTGAATTTCACGAAAATAAAAAGACTTCAGATAAACCTAATAGTGCAAGTGCAATTATAGATAGTTCTGGAAACTTTCTAACCAATACTCAACTACAGCAAAATGATTTATTAACATTGATAAAAAATAAACAAAATGACAACAAAAATACTGATGAAATGCTAGATATATACAAAGACCAAGTCAGTGATTCTGCAACATTCGATGTAATGCCTAGCGGTGACGGAAAAATGTTTCAATCACCTTATACCAAATTTATTGATGTAACAGAAAGAAGTGATATGGATCCAACATTATTTAATGAAAGCAGTCAAAGTAGTTATGTCGAACAAAGAATTATGAATGTTGCCAGAGACCAACAATTTAAAAATCACCGTTGTTATGGTTTAGTTAATGGTGTTAGCCAAGAATTAGTAGCATATAATGATAATCCTATATTTTGCAAGTCATATCATCCAGAAGTTGCTCAAGTAGGTATTTGGGACGCACCTTGTCAAATTAATACAGATTGCCCTTTTTATAAAGCTAATAAAAATTATCCCAATGAATTTGGAAAATGTAATAAAGACACCGGAAAATGTGAAATGCCTATGGGTGTTGTTCCTATTGGATTTACCAAATATGGACGAATTGAACCCGATTGTTATAATTGCGGGATGGATTCTAATAGTAACAAATGTTGTGGGAAACAGGCTAATGATATAACTATGCGGAAAGTATATTATAAATCACCAGATTATATTTTTAAAGGGGATGAACAAGCAAGATTTAAATTTGGGAATGATTTAGAAGAAGTAGGATTACAAGTTAATCCTAGTATATAAAAAATTGATTTTTAATTTTTATATTACACCAATTAAATTAATTGCAAAATGGATAGCAAAATGGATTGCAAAATGGATAGCAAACATAGTCATCAATCAAAAAAAATAAAATTAGAAAAAAAGGAAGCAAAACCAGCTGAAAAAATACAATCTCCTATAAATTATATGTTATTATTACAAAATAATTCTAAAAAAAATTATATAGGAAATGAAATTGATTATAATTCAATTGATAAAGTAAAATGCACTATTACGAATAGTTATTACTTATCTGACTTAGAGGAATACTTTACCTATTATTATTTATCTAAAAAAATATTCAATAACAATAGTGAACATAATGGTGAAATTCAAGATTTAGCATTAACTTTAATTAATTCTAGAAAAATATTTTATATTACAAAAATATATTTTGATTATCCATACAATATTACAATTAATATTCAAAAAAATAATGATGATATTGGCAATATTGGCAATGATATTCAAACTATCGATATACATAGATTTTTATTACCAAAGTTTTTAAATACTGACAACCAGCTTGATGAAATACTAAAAAATGATTATAAAATAAAATATTTATCCATAGATTTACATAATTCTATAGAAATACTAAATAATATAGATAATATAGATAATATAGATAATATATTATTGGAATTGGGTAAAGATAATTTGGAAAAATCTAAATATACTAATACTAAAATAAATAATCAACAATACACCGATATGTTTATGAAAATATTTAATATATTAAATAAAATTCCTGTAAAATTCCTGTAAAATTCCTGTAAAATATATTTAAAATCACTTAAAAATCACTTAAAAATCACTTAAAAAACAGTTAAAAAACAGTTAAAAATAAATTAAAATCATTTGAATGATAGTAAATATTTTAATTGTTCTGCATCACCTACTAATTCATCGCGAATATTAATTAAATCAGTATATTCACCTAACACATCATCTATTTTTTCACGTAAAAGTGTAATCATACCATCAATGTGTTTAATAATATTTTCATCTGAATGGGATGAACCAGTAAGGGTATATTTTTTTAAAGTTATTTTGCCATAAATTCCTTGTGCTATTTCCAAAAATTTATCCATTGTTTGTGCAAACTTTTCTAAATATCCATCACTAGCCTTATGGGCTCCATATAATTCAGTTTGGAAATGAAATAATTTTAATACAATTTGATGATTTAATAAATTCATTGTAAGTTTATTAAGATTTACCATTACATTTTTATCTTTACTATTTGCTTTTACTACATTTTGTCCTAAATTAGTGTTTTCTACATTGTTGTTTTCAGCAGTATTGTTGTTTTCTTGGTTGTCTGCATTTGGTATATTTAGTTCTTGATTTGGTTCTTGATTCGTTTCTGGTGCTTTCATTGTTAAACTTTGATTTTGTGGTTTGTTATTTAGTTTATTGGTATTTACTTTATTATTCTTTTTTGTATTTGGTTTATTAGCATTTGTTTTATTGGCATTTGTTTTATTGGCATTTATTTTGTTCTGTTGTGCTATCATAGCATCTGCATCTTTACCTGACAGTGCTACATTTTTAGTTTCAGCATTATTATTTTTTAGAATACTTTCTAGATTGTTTGTTTTATTTCCATTGGCATTATTTCCATTGGCATTGTTTCCATTGGCATTGTTTCCATTAGCATTGTTTCCATTGGCATTGTTTCCATTAGCATTGTTTCCATTGGCATTGTTTCCATTGGCATTGTTTCCATTGGTATTGTTTCCATTGGTATTGTTCGTATTATTTCCATTCTTATTTTTTTCTATTATTTTATTACCAAGATTTCCGGGTTGTTGTGTGTTTGACATATTGAATTATATATTAAAATAATTATCTGTATATTAATATTTCTTAATTATCTAATTATATACTCATATATTTATTTCAATAATATATTTATTTTTTATTTTCTATTTATCTATCCTATCTCTGGTAATAAATTCATCATTATAAAATAAATATATAATAAAGATTAAATATTAAAGATATGGATACTTATTTTGATATAATAAATAATTTTATAAATACTAAATATATTAATAATTTTCCTATAGAAATTCACGATAAAATAAAATATTTATTTAATGATGGTAAAAAAATACGTCCTATATTATCTTTATGTTTTGGTAGTATAGAAAATGTAAACGAAAATGAAAATGAAATAATATTAAATTTATATGTTTCAATTGAATTAATCCATTGTTTAAGTTTAATTATAGATGATTTACCAGAAATGGATAATGATTTTGAACGTCGCAGTAAAAAAGCATTTCATATTAAATATGGTAATGAATATACCAATTTTTTTATTTATTATATGTTAAATAAATTATTTATAATATTAAATAATGGTTTGGATAATAGTTTGGATAATAGTTTGGATAATAGTTTGGATAAAGAAATATTTGAATTAAATATAAGATATGCCAGAGACATTATGTATTTATTTAAACTAAATGTAAATAATTTAATTGATGGACAATATATTGATATGGAATTTAATAAGCAACTTACTAATATTAATTCTAATTCCGGTGAAAATTCAAAAAACCATTTCAGTATCTATTCCAGTAATATTGATAGTTTATATGAAATAATAATAGAAGTAATATTTTCTTTTATAGAGGATATTAATATTGATACTAATATTGATACTAATATTGATAATAATCTAACAACACTAGAAATAATAGATACCAGAATATATGAAAATATAATACTAAGTTTAAAAAAAACGGGTGCATTATTTGCATTATCAACAAATATTGGATATTTATTACAATTATGGATGAGAAAAATAGATTATACTGATACTGAATTAGATAAAACAAATAGCATTGTTGATAGTGCTGATGTTGCTGATAATATTTTTGATATTGTTTCAGTTTGGGGGTATATGTTTGGATATGTTTTTCAGATAAGTGATGATATTCTTGATTATGAAAAAGATAAAGAACAAAATAAACCAAATATTTGCATTATTCTAGGAAAAGAAAATACAATTATATTATTTAATAATTGTTGCCAATGGTTAAGAAATATATTGAAAACTATTAATGAAAAATCATTACAACTTTGGAAAATATTTTACATTGATATTGATACAATTAATCAAATTATAGATATAATAGACAAAAGAATTTTATAAAAATAAAATCTAATAAATAATAAAGAAAAAAAAAATATTATTATTTATTAATATATAAATTACAATGAGCACAAAAACTCAAAAAAATAATAATACACTAACGGCTGATATTATTAATGGTTGGAATATATATATTGATAACCAAGATTACAAATATGTAAAATTTGCAGGTAATAGTTTTTATACTGAATATCATTTTAGTGAGTGGATTTGTAATAATTATAAAAGGAAGAAAATACACTTTGACAAAAATTTATTTTTAGAAGATATAAAAAACATTTTAGGTTCCCAAGACATTGAACAAACAGAGATTGAACGACTTAATGGTAACTATATAAGTGGAGATGGAGAAGAATTGTGTCGGTTATTGATAAACACTTTTCCTATTTATGAAAGTATTATTATAGATTACCCGTCAATTTTTTTTGAAAAATTAAAAGAATTTAAATTTAACATTAGGCATGTTCAATAAGAAATCTATTTAAAAACGGAAAAAATAGTATTTTATATGTATTTTTAATGTTTTTTAACATATCGTTAAGTTATATTTATTTTATTATAATCTAATAGCAGGGAGAGTAT